GCACCAATGTAGTTGGATCGACTGCAAACCCCCAGTCAGCGCCGAGGCGGTGTACGGCGTCAGCGGGTGCCTCAAACTCCTCGATCTTCCAATTCTTGAAGACGCGGGTATTGCTGTTGGTGAGGTAGCTGCCCATCCAGACGTGGCTATATTTGTCCGGGTCACGCCGCTTGTCGTATTCCATCTCGTCGCGCAGGACGTCGGGAAACCAGGGGTTATCTGTGAAGTTAACAACTTTCTTGACCGTGCGAGGTGGGCAAGAATCGCCAAACAGGGCATCAACTGGGTCGGTTACGTGCTTTGGATTCCACGAAAAATAAAGTTGACTGCCGGGCTTTCTGATTGTTGGCGTCAAAACATCAAGCGATGCTTGACTGACATTTTGAGCCTCTTCCACCCAGCAAACATCCAAACCTTCCATAGATTTGACCGAATCAATGTTCGATCTCAAGCCGGAGAATAAAAACAGCGAACCGTTAGCGCCTCTTATTTCCGTGTCGGTGCTGACGAACAAAGAGCCAAGTCCAAGGCGCTCAATTTCATCATCGAGCAAACGCTTTACAGAATCTCGAATTGACTTTTGAATTTCACGGGCGCACATCACGCGAAGTGGCTTTTGAACCGATCTAAGAATCAGCGCCGACGCAATTGATCGAGACTTTCCAGAACCTCGGCCACCTTTAATTGCAAAGTAGCGGGCGCCTTCGTCAAAGAGACAATTTGACCACTCAGGCAATTGAGCTTGCATTTGACTTAGCTTGGTTTGACAAAGTTGACCGTGATCCCCATGGCAAGTGGCGATTTTTCATCCCCTGACAGCTCCAACTTATCGCCGTACTTCTTTGGCGCTAGTTTAGATGCCCGCCACTGGCGCGCCCATATCCGCAACTTGACGACCTGCCAATCTTCCGGTGTCGCCATATCGGCCATGCGAATGCATTCGTCCGCCTCTCGCTCCTGCTGCGCGGCTCTAGCGGATGAGATGGCGCTTCGAAATGCCTCGTCTTTCGCCATTTGCCTATAGATGCTTGCCTCTCCTGGACACCAGCTTTCCGTTTCGGCGATTTCGTGTATCGCCCGTCCCCCGGCGATTTCGTCGCAGAGTTGAGCAATCAAGGCGTCGTCCCACACTATTGCATTTGGCATCATTCTGCCCTTTCAGGAATGGTTGCAAATATGCCAAACAAGTCTGGCCTACACAATATCGCACGCGATAGCTCAATCAACCGCCTTTCGGCTTCAGGACAATTGTCTGATTTTTCGCTCATTTGATGCAGCCGGTTGTTTCATGACCTGATCGTATCATTTTGTAAACAATGACAAAAAAAAGATGATATCTAAGGGTTTGTCCTAGTGTTCTTTTGTAAAAGGATTGTTTACATTGGAGTCACTGCGGAACACGAATCAACGGACCTCGCAGCAACTAACCAGGAGATAGCAACATGGAAAAAACAAGAGAGCTGCAAGTTCGCCAATCTGCCGCGACACACCTGAGCGGTATTTCAGCCCGGCAAAACGCGGCAGCTATTGAGTTGCTGCTTACCGAAATAGCATATGAGGAAATCGTGCGCCGCTTTGGTGCGGATGAAATTGATCGCTGCAACAGTCTTTCAGCCTAACCACCCAGGGGCTCCGGCCCCAGCAATTAACCATCATGAATACGTCGTCCGTCAGCATCACGAACCCGAGGGCAAAGCTTCCTGCGGTCATCAAAGTATGGGCTAAGGGCCCGGATGACTACAGAGTGTGCATTGAGGGTGTCGGAGAGCACTCAAGAGTAGCAAAGCTAGACCGCGCAGTGAAGAGTGCGCAGTGGCTAGCGAGTCTTGATGCTGCTGATTTTGGGTACGAAATATTGATGACTCTCGACGCAAGCAGTAAGGAATTATCATGCGCAACCCCAACGAATTCTGGCAAGAAGTAGCTTTTGCATTAATCTTCGGCTCATCTGGCGGATACATTTTAGCCCTTATTTTATGAGAAGAATTATGTGCCAAACGATCCTCTCTCACCTGATGTGCCTCCTTGATGCACGCAACCCGCTTGATTTAGCCATCCGAATGACTGCCGCAAAATTCAATCTTAGTCAAGCGTATGTAGAGCAACTATTCAAAAAGAGTCTGTAATGTGCCCGTTATGCAAATGTCCCGCGAAAGTCCTCGAGACGCGCCAATCTAAAAAACACGGCGGCATCCGTCGCCGCCTTCGATGCAAAACCTGTCTTTACCGTTTTACCCTCATCAACGAAGCCTATAAAGGAAAATCATGAAACTCTCTAACATACTCGCAGCATTAGTATTCGCCGTCTCATCTTCAGCTTATGCCGACAGCTGGACCGGCCCGGACAAAACCCTTCACTTCGCTGGTGGCGCAGTAATTGGAGCCGCTGTAACTATGTACACCGATAAGCCGATATATGGCATCGCAGCCGGGGCCGCTGTAGGGCTCGCCAAAGAGCTCTATGACGCCCGCAACCGCGACAAGCACACACCGAGCGCGAAGGACTTCGCTGTGACCGTGGCTGGGGCGGTGGTCGGCTCATACACCGGCCTCATTATCCGCCGCAACTTCGTCGGCTTCCAAACCACCTTCTGAAAGAGCGCCATGTTTGAATACTTAGCAATTTTCTGGACACTTTTTATCATCTTCTCAATCATTCAAGAAAAATGGCATTAAACCGCACCTCATCCAAACACTAACCAAGCATCCACCACAAAGATGCCCATAGAACGCACCAAAAGGCCCTCAGGGGCCTTTTTTTACGTCCCTACGTCCTGACCCCCATCCGAGCAACAAAAAGGCCACGTAGGGCCTTTAAATAATTTTTATAAGAATTGATCTTGGACCTCAGTCTCCGCTACGATTTTTTTTCAATCCCATCTTCTATGTTAGTGCTCATTAACTTAGTAAATCCATCGGTAACGAACCGTCCTACAAAAAGTGGGAACTAAGGGAACTACCTAAAGGTAGTAGTTCCCGTTTGTTCCCAACTTTGTTGATTTTGTCACATTTGGGAACTAGGGAACAGTTCCCTAAAAGTTCCCTTTTGTTCCCTCATTTTATTGATGTAGAAATAAGCATCGCGCTTGCTTGAACGGTATCGATGACCATCCAGCCGTGTTCAACATGGGCGATGATTTGCCCCAAAAGCAATTCAGAGATGGGCTTCCCTTTTGCTGATGGTTTTGTGTAAACAATTGCCGATGCTTCTGTCAATTCAAGGTTATCAATTAAATATTGAACAAATCCTGATTTACTCAAATATGGTTTTCCGTCTCTTTCTTCTTTGCCTGTAGCGGACCAAGCATTCTCAAATAACTTTCTATGTTTGCTTAATTTATCATCCTTTTTTTCTGGATTAACTGATACCTCCACAATCTCAACAACTGCGCTTGTGACTGGCTGTTGTTCTTCGTCGAACCATCCTGGTATTTCTACTGAGCGAAGCTCTGCATTAACTGGGACGGGTAGTTCGGCGTCTTTGGTCTTGCGCTGTACGATCTGCATTGGCACGCCACTTTTTTCTGGAACGATGCTTATTTCAATGTCTAGGGCTCCCTTCCAGGCGCTTGATCCTCGCGCCCTGTGTTGTGACTCTTCTGATACGCCAGTATGGTGGACCAGGATCACTGTGCAATTGAACTCACGCATCAGATTTGCGCAGGCGTCTAGCATTGTCTTTGCGTCCTGTGCGCTGTTTTCGTCGCCGAACAGGAATCTGTGCAATGTGTCGATCACAATTACGCTAGGCGTGGTTTTGATGGCTTTGATTGAGTCTGTTACTTTTCGATAGCCCTCTGTTGTGTTTAGGTCACAACCCGCTTTACTGAGCCACATTTTTAGCGGGCCGCTTTTGTTGTGATGCTTCCAGGCTGCTATGCGGCCTCTTAGGCCGTGGTGGCCTTCGCCTGCTAAATAGATCACATTTCCGGGCTTAATTTTTTTGCCTGCCCATTCTGGGGTGTTACTGGCTATGCGCAAACACCAGTCTAAGACTACGAATGTCTTTCCGCCGCCGCTTGGTCCGTGGACCATAACGAGCGCCTGATCTTGAATCCAACTCTTGACTAGCCATTTGATGGGTGCTGGCTGTAGGCAATAGTCATCTGCTGGGACCAGCCAATCTTCGGTGGGCGGATTCAAAAGCAACATCAAGTCATTACCCGCCTGAGCGTAATCGTTCGCATCAAAGCCTAGCGTCGGAATGACAACCATCCGAGCGCCAAATTTCGCACACGCTTGCTCGGCGTATTTTTGACCAATTCCGCCCTTATCGTGATCCGCCAAGATGAACAGCTCTTGAGTCGGCATTTGCTCACGAAGGGACTCAGTGACAGTAACAAGACTTCCGGCACTGTAAGCAACAACGCAAGGCCTATTTGTAACTTGGTGAATCGTCGCTGCTGTGGCGAAGCCTTCGGCGATGTACAGCACGCCGGGCTGATCTAGGGTTCCCAGCATCCAATACATGCCCCTGGTCTCACCCCCTGGGTGGTATCGCTTCTCACCCTGGCCATGCGTGTCATCAATGTATTGAAGGCTGGTGAGCTCCCCATCGGAATTGAATAGGGGGAGCATCAAGCGCCCGTCACCTGTCACACGAGCACCATTGGGCTCTACGCCCTTGCGTTTCAGGTATGGATGCTCAGGGCTTGCAGCTACGCCACCAGACCAGATTACCTCTACTGTGCTCGCGGCCACTGCGCGATCCCGCTCCTGTTCTATGTCACGCTGCTTTTTTGCGGCCGCAATGCGGGCAAGGTGCGCCATTTCCTCGGCGGGGGTCCACTTGCGGTTACCCACGTCAGCCTTGAATGTCTGAGTAAAATCTAAGCGCCAACACCCAAACGTAATGTGAGGGATGCCGTCAGCGTGCGCGGCGTACCAGCCCGCCCGATCAAGTCTTTTTGCATTTTTATCAGACCTGAATCGATGCACGACCCCGTCCATGATGATTTTGTCTGGCACCTCTATTCTTCTATCCCTGCGGATTGCATCAGCAAATTGCACCTCCAGGGGCAAAGGGGTAGGCACTGGCGGGGGCGACCAATTGCCGCCTAATATCTTTGTTAAATCAGCCATGCAACACCGCCTGGGCACTACCTGTCAGATAGTCACTCAGTGCTGCCAACACCCGGTGAGAGGGGTTGCAGTCGGCATTGTTCCTGATGTCCCGCAACGTATTGGGATGCAGGCCGGTACGCTCTGCAATGACTGTCAATCGTCGGTCTTTAAGCTGTGATCGAATTTGTTCTAGTGTGAGCATGATGTTAAAAAAGTTGTGTTGAGGTGTTGACATCGTACACCTCATGAAGTTATAGTGTCAACACTGCTTGAACAGATTCCCCTGACGAAGCAGAAGCCAAGGAGATAGACAAATGACCAAGACGCAAATTACCCAAACAAGAGCCGCTATCAATGCCGCGCACCAACGTGGCGATCTGGCCGAAGCCGATAAGCTGCAAGCCAAACTCCATGCCTATTTCAATCAGCAAAGCAATGCATTTGTGTCAAGCGCAGAAGGTGTGCGCCACATGGATGCCCTTGTAAACAAGTTTGACTGAAGGAGAGACACATGGAACTCATTCACAAAGAAGGCTTTGTTAAAGTGTACGCCGCAAGGATTGGCACTTACTGGTGCCTGTGGGGGTCTGAGTACCCCAGCAAATGCCAGATGATTGCGACCCGCGACTCATGGCACGAAGCAAAAGAAACGGCCGAACTATATGCGGACTGCATTAATAACGGGGTGGCGTTTTGAACGACTGGCCCTTCCCCACTTACAAGGGGGTGCCGCTTCCTAAGCCTAAGCCCACCCCGTTTCGTCAAGCACCACAACAACCTGCGCCACTGGCGCCTTTTTGAAAGTAAACGATGGCAATCAATCTCAAATCAACTGGCCAATTGGCCTCTTTTTGAAAGATCACAATGGCAATTACTTTAAGAAGTAAGCTGGAAGCGATTGCGGAAGGTGCAAAAATCTACCAGGGCAAACCATGCAAACGCGGCCATGATGGCATTCGCTATGTAAAAAGCTCA